GCTGCCTCAGTATCAAAATAAAGGCAATATGCATCGGGATTAGTATCCAAGAAGTTCTTGACCACTGCGAGTGAAAAGAAAGTCTTTCCAGTAGAACTTTCACCAGCAATTGCAGTAATTTTATTACCAGATACACCACCACTGATAGACCCAGATACAAGAGCGTTAAGGATGAACGAACCTGTGTCCACATATGTTTCAGTGTCATCGATATCTGAGGCGAGTTGTGTGTATTCATCCCCGATTTCCTTTATAATGTCCTTTAAAAAATCCATGTTAGTCATTCTGTTGTTTAGTTTCGATCTTTTCCCATCTAGGATATGTTTTTGATACAGTATATTGCATCTTACAGTATGTGACTACCTCTTCAAAAGTAGAGAGAATCAATGGTTTCTTCAACTCACAATACCATAACTTATACATTACCCAAAAAATAGTTCTAAGTTTACTGTCTTTTCTACATTCCATCCAATGGCATCAAGAACAGCTTTGAGTGGTTCGAGAAATGCCTTCTCAAATTGTAACTCACGGTCAAGATACTTGTCAAGACCCAGTTCCACAGGAAAATCAGAGATGAATGAAATTACATTCTCTCTAATAGGGTTTGCCTTTTTCAAATAGATAAACTTAATCTTATCTCCGTTATTGATAGTTGTATATTTGTTGTCCAACTTTTTCTCTTTGATATAGTAGTTATATAAGAGAGCTCCTCTGGCATGAATAGGTGTGCCCTTAGAATAAATCATCGAGTGAGACTTGTACTTATTTACATCAGATACACCTCGGGGGAAAGCGATGTCTTCTGGAGGTAGTTTGTTGAACTCTGATCGACACTTCTCAATGAAGTCAATGAGTTCATCCTCAGTAGAATTCATCATCAGTTTGAGACTATCCTTAATCATCTTACGACAAGGTGCTGGGGTGGATGACTTCACAGCCTCAATACCCATAATCTTTAGTTTAGGTTCTTCATAACGAACACCCTCACTATCCCACACATTCAGGATGTACCTCTTCTTTGCTGTCCAGATACCACGATCAGCAATATTCTCTCTCTTCATCTGCATCTTCTGATCGTATGAGTTCACATACTCAGCAAGTTCACCATAACACTTATCGATGTATGGTTCCAGTTGGTCCTGACAGATCTTATCGATCATAGTCACAACCTTTCCCTTATCTCCCTTATGTTTTGATAGGAAAGTTTCTACAATGTTATTGAAGTTGAGGTAGATAGAGTCAGTATCAGATGCAATCACATAATCGAAGTCATCTGTCTTGAGAATCTTATTCAGAAACTCATTCATCTTATTCTCAATCCAACGAATACTTACCTGACCAGACAGAGTGATCGCTTCCGCATTTGCAAGTTTGTAGTATCTGAAGTACTGGTTACCAACAGCACCATAAGCAGAGTTCAGAGTAATCTTTCTAACCATCTGGAAGTTATTGAACTTCGAGATATCCTTTACAGTCTGCTCTCTCAGAGCAAGTAACTGTTTATCAGATAACTGTGAGTAGTCACTATCTGATACTACTATCTCTTCTTCAGCACCTTCTCCTGCTCCACCGATTAAATATCCCACGTTACACCAACCCCCGTTTCTTCATCTCTGCCTCAATATCAACAAGTTTTTGTTTACACTTCAACATCTTTTTCTTGAATGCCTTCCTCTCACCATACATCTTTTCCATAAGTTCTGGGAGGAATCCTCTCACATCTTTACGATACATTGCACCATTGGCACATACCGCATAATCTTTATACATCTCAAATGTAAGTTCCTTGTTTAGGAGTTTATCTACAGTCACACTAGGATGCCTCTCCTCCTGAAGGGTCTCTGGGGAGATATTATACTGCATAATCAGGTGAGGGTATAGGGAGTTGAGGTCAAAAGACACAACATAATCATATACACCAGGTTTGGGTTCTTTTACATAAGCCCCAGCAAACTTCTCATCCTTGTTTACATTCCTAGGTCTAGGAGGAACTACAATATTTCTCTTATTCAAGTAGTTGTAGATAATAACATCCCACAATCTAACCTGATACATGGGGTCATTAAAGTTCACCTTAGCGTCAAATGCCATGGTGAGGACTAGTTCAATGAGTCGAAGTTTATCCTCCAACCTATCTACCAGTTCCACGTCAACGATGTTATAGTCTACAAACTTCTTCCAGTTACCACGATAGAAGTCTTTGAAGGTGTCGAACTCAGAGTGGTCCAACTTCTTCTGACCCAGTTCTACATTGGCAATGTAGTCCAATCGATAGGATTCTTGATTGGTATAAGTGAACTTCTTATAGAGGTCCATGAAATCAAGAACAGTCACTCCAGCAATATCAAAAGTGTTGAATCTTCTACCCTTGATATAGGTTTCATTCTGTTTGATAAGGTTCCATGGTGAAAGAAGTTTTACCTTATTCTTACCCATGATCCTTTCAATACGACCACAAAGGTATGGAATATCATACAGGAAACAGTTCCAACCAGTCACAATCTCAGGACAATCCAAACTCCAATGATGTAGGAATGAGTTGATCATCTCAATCTCATCACTGAAATGATAGTAAGTTACATTACTCTGAGTAGGTTTATATGGTTTCCTCCCCCAAGTCTTGATCTCCTTAGTAGCATAATCCTGCATTGAGATAGTGAGAAGTTCTTCTGAACACGATTCTGGATCAGGGAATCCATGTTCAGCTTGAACCTCAATATCAATAGTGACCAGGTTGATCTTCTTAATATCAAACTTGATCTCATCCTGAGTATACTTCTCGGAGATATACTGATAGATGAACCTATCATTCCCGTAGATCTTAAATCCGTCTACATCTTCATACTTCTTGAAGAATTCTCTACAATCTCTAACACTACCAGGTTTGATGGGTTGTACATGTTCACCATCAAGAGTCTTCCATCCGGTTTCAACATTTGATTTCACATACAGAGTTGGTTGGAACTCCTCCCTATAGGAGATCTTCCTTCCATTTTCGTAACCACGAACAAGGAATTCATTCCCAACCATCTGTACATTAGTATAAAAATTCATCAATCAACCTTCAAGTAGTGACTTGTACTTCTTCCTTAGTTTATCACTTGGATCACAGATTGTTAGGATCTTATCAGAATGAATCATATAAGAGTTTTGAGTGGTGTACTCAATCAACCATGGAACCAGTTCTCCTGTAGGTGTTACCACAAAGGGTTCTACCAATTTACAATCAGGTTCCCCAAGTTCTGTTGATACTTCATCAATCTGTGTCAGTAGAATCTGACTGTTCATCAGTACTAGTAGTTTCAGGTTCTCCATTTTCATTCTCCTCAGTAATTTGTTCGACGTAATACTTCATGTAGTGTGATACAAGATCATCAATAGGTTCGATGACACACACAATGTGATCAGCAACACATGGGACTTCAGTGTTCTTACTCAGAATCATCCAAGGAAGTAGTCTCACACTTTCTTCCTGATCATCAACAACGATTCTAAAAGGTTGATTTAGTAGAAGTCCAACCACCTTATTTCCAGATGGAATCTCTTTAATTCTAGCAATAATCTGTTCACCAGTTTTCAGTACAACAAGCTGAATGTCGTTGTATGCAGATTCAGTCATTCAATTTCTCCTGTGATTCTCTTGCAGTTTTTCTATATTCTTCTAAGGCTTTCAGAGTTTCGGGAGTTTCTTCCCAAGACCATTCCTCAGACCTACCTTTTTTGCCAGTCTTACTGTATTTTTTTGAACTCATGGTAGTAGTATACTCTTGTATATTATACCACAAACATTCCGTTTTCTCCAAGGAAGTGTAGGGTATCTTTCAAACTACCAATATGGTGATATCCAATTGATACCTGAGGATACTCCGCCTCTTCTCCAAACTCAGATTCAAATGATCTTTGAGTGAAGTGATTATCGAGTTTATATTCTAGAATCTCAGCATCCAAAGATTCCAAAAGAGTCTTAGCTCTTTCAGATTCCTGATTACCATTTGAATAAAGTACTGCTTGC